ACCTGATACCGCTTCGCTGGGTCTCTGTATTCAAACGAGCCGCTTGTTACGGTTACATAAGAACCAGCGGGGACTCGTTCAAAGGCCAAAGCATTTACTACAGGACAATCCTTGATTGGTTGAGTGGCATAGTTCTTGCGGTCGGAGGCGTTTGCCTCATCTCGATAGCGGCGGAATTCTTCAGTGGTCATTCTTTAGCCTCATAGCGAACGCAATAATCACTAGCATGAATCGGGTTAGCTACATGCAAACAGCGGGGGACCATAGCCGGCACATACCGAGTGCATAGGCTGCAATGCTCGTCCTCATGTTTGCTTGGGTGCTCAAAGGCTACCGCAGAATGCATCAGCTTCTCCTTGGGAGGCCATTCACCCTTGACCAGTTCCGGC